TCCGCTTCGAGTAAACTGATATATTCCGAGTAACGAGTCTTGAAAAATGCCGATAATCGAATTGTTCTTCGCAGGACTAATGATTTGATATGGAACTGCGGCGAGTCCCTTCAGTTCTGCTTCTGCTTCATCGTCTTGCGGCATGTGCAAGTTCATTTCATCGCCATCAAAATCGGCATTGTATGGTTTTGTGTCGCCAATATTCATGCGAAACGTGTCGCCCTGTTGCATAATTCTCGCAATGTGACACATCATACTCATTCTGTGAAGGGTAGGCTGGCGATTAAATAGAATGCCGTCGCCGTCCATCATGTGACGGTGCACCACGTCGCCATTTTCAAGAACGACCGTGCTTCTGTCCATGTATCGCAGGGAAATATCGCCACCCGTTTTTTTCTCGAGAATATTTGCGCCGGGATATACATCCGGACCATTCAGAACCAGCTGTTGAAGAAAGTCGCGATTCCGATTATTTACAACGACCGGTTTTGTAATATTCATTGCAATTTTTTTCGGCACACCGAGTTCGCGAATGGATAAGTTGGGGTCGGGTGTAATGACAGACCTGGCCGAAAAATCAACACGCTTTCCCATCAAATTGCCTCTTACGCGACCCCCCTTTCCATTAAGACGTTCTTTGATGGATTTAAGCGGACGTCCGGACCGCTGTGCCACCGGCGCGCAAGATGGAATATTGTTATCCACTTGAGTTGCAATAAAGTACTGCAGCAGACTTTGCCAGTCGTCGATAATTGCGGAATTCACAGACGGTTCATTCATTTTTTCAAGAAGCGTCTTGTTTGCTTTAATAATATTCACAATTGTGTGACTTATGTCATCTTCGCTGCGCTGGTTTCCATCCATCTTGATTGACGGGCGTACGGCGGGTGGCGGAATTGCCAGCACCTGACAAATAAACCAGTCCGGTCTTGAAAACTGTGGGCTAAATCCCATAAATGCAACGTCTTGGTCAGATATTCTTCTAAAAATCTTCAGCACGACTTCGGGTGTCATTTTCATATTCAGTTTTTCTTTAGAACCGCCAGAGCCTTCTTCTGCTTCTCCATCCCATTCTGCAAAAAGAGTTGCCAGATTTTCTTTTTTTATTTTTTTCGGAACGAGGCAGCCGCACCCGTCTTGAGTGTCATCTCCGCATCTTTTAACTTTGCTAGCCAAGTGGTGAACATGATTCCAGCGTTCGTCAGGTTTCATGTCCATGCACTCCTTATTTGATTCTTTACTTATGAGCAGTTTGCTGCATTTTACACATACGCATTTCAAAAGTTTAATAATAGTTGGAAGGTACTGATAATAAAATACGGGTTTTGCCAATTCAATGTGTCCGAAATAACCGGGAGTTTTAATATAATCTAAACCGTCCGTCGGACACTTGAGTCCGGGTTCTAAAACACCGAGGCGCGGGTCAAACATTCCCCCGATTACCGGCACGTTGTTTGAATAAGTGTCTCTGCTCGTAATTTCGGCAACCGAACATTTTCGAATTTCTTCTGGCGAAAGCACACTAAATTGAATTCCAACGATTTTAGAAGCTGTTTTTTTTGTCCAATTTGGTAGTGTCGTCATTTTTATAAACGAATGAAGGAGCTATTGATTACTATATTATTATGTCTATATTGTTTTATTCAATTTTATATTTTATTATAAATTAGTAAATTATAACGAGTAAATAATAATAAATTATAATGAATAAATAATAATAAATTATAAAGAGTAAATAATAATAAATTATAACGAGTAAATAATAATTTATTATTATTATATTTATATATAATTGCAAATGACAACACTGTATCCTGGTGGTGATTCAGCGTGTTTCGTAATCTGAAGTGGTCCTCCGCATCCATATATTTTTTCGCTAGCAACAAGAGCATCGCATTCTTCTTTTGTCGCATGAGGGTTTATTGGTTGTAGATTATGTTTATATGCACCGTGTCTCAAGATTTTGCAATTGAAATCGGTAATATGGATTATAAATTCATCTTTACAGTGAAGACATGTAAATACATAATCTTGAGACATTACTATATACATATACACTGCATATACTTTTTTATTTTATATTTTGTATTTTGTATTTTGTATTTTATTTTATATTTATATTTTATGTATTTGTAATATATTATTTAAAAATTGAAATAAATAGATATCTACAAATACATGTAACAACGCAAAGGGAAATAAATGTCACAAACAACACAAAATAAAATATCAAAAAAAATAGCAACAACATCATCAACTACAACAGGTAGTGCCGCGACATTATCATCATTTATTTCAAAAAAAAAATCGGCAGTTCCGGTTCTTGAATGTAAACGCGGTTTCAAAGATGATGGGGATGATGAAGAAAAACAAAGCAGTGAAGAAGAAGATACAAGTGATGCAGCAAAAAATGGAGATTCTGAAGATGGCGGCCATGACGACGATGATGGCGGAATTGTAAAAAACGACTCTTCAAAAAAATATAATATTTCGTCAACATTTGATGAAGTTGAATATGCAAAACTTCTTGCCGAGTTATTTCCTTCAAAGTATTCAAAGAAGAAAGCATTAACCCTGGAATCGTCGTCAGCAAAAAAAAAATTAAATAATGGTGTAAATACAACTTCTTCTAAGCCAACAAGAAGAATGAAAAATTCTGAAACATCGAAATTGCACGCAAAGTCATCAGAGGAAGCACCATCAACTGCAACAGAAGCGCCCGCATCCGCGTCCGCACCACCCGTTAAAGCTTCTTCTTCCACCGCTTCAAATTCCAATGTTGTAGGAAATTACAATATTGTGATTAATATCAAAGAGCCATTTGAAGATTTGCAGGAAGAAGATGAGTACACATCTGACATGGATGATTCTGTTTATGACGATGACTCGGCATCTTCAAACGAGAATTCGAGCGATGAAACATATGATGATGATGATGATACTAGTAGCGACTATGATGATGATGATGATGACACCACCAGTGACGAGGATGAGGATGATGACAGCAGCGATACTGATGCTGAAGAAAGTAAATGTGAGAATCTTGTGGAGAAAGAGAAAGACGACACAAAAATCAATCATGGATTTGAAAAGTGCAAACTTACGATTAGGGGCAGAAGCATTGTCGGTGACGAAAAAACAAGTGGTGTTTATAAAAACAAAAAAAATGAGTTGACGAGTGATAAAGGCGATAAAGGCGATAAAGGCAAAAAATGCAATCACGATGACAATGATAGTGATAGTGGTTGGGGTTCTGAAGATGAAACTACGATTCAGGCAATCAAGGCGCACATGGAGGATTTACTTGCGGTTGACAAAAATAATAAGATTGCAAGGACGACGTTGGCGCAAATGGTTGACAAGGAGAAAAAAATCAAAGAGGCAAGAAAGGCAAAAAATCGAAAGGTAATGAGGAAAAATGTAAGAAAGTTTGGGCGCCTTTTGCACAAGAAGAATTCTGCAAATGATTTAAAGTATTTCAAAAAGCATTTGTCGAATGACCAGCAAGTTAGCGTGTTGGGCGAACTTGAGGAGTTGAATAAAATGATGCTTGTAGAAAAGCCATACAGGTTGACACTGCTTGAGTCAAAGATTCCGAAACAGTACAAGGCAATTGCATTGAAGCGCATACAGAACTTGCGTTACATGGACCCGGGTGCCGGAGAATATTACAAGGTGAAGAACTGGGTTGACACGTTTATGACGATTCCGTTTGGAGTAAATAAAACGTTGCCAATTACAATGGAAGTTGGTGTAGAGCGGTGTCATGATTTCATGGAGTCTGCGAAGGACCTTTTAGATTCGGCGGTGTATGGTTTGAATGATGCAAAGATGCAGATTATGCAAATGGTGGGTCAGTGGATTTCAAATCCGCTGGCAATGGGTTCTGCCATTGCAATCAAGGGACCCCCGGGAACCGGCAAAACGACGCTAGTCAAAGACGGCATCAGTCAAATTTTGGGACGAGACTTTGCATTTATTGCGCTAGGTGGAGCGACAGACAGCAGTTTCCTTGAGGGTCATTCTTATACATACGAGGGCAGCACGTGGGGAAAAATAGTTGACATTTTGATTCGCTGCAAGTCGATGAACCCGGTAATCTTCTTCGACGAATTGGACAAACTCAGCGACACTCCAAAGGGCGAAGAGATTGCCGGTATTTTGACACACTTGACTGATACATCACAAAACAGTCAATTTCACGACAAGTATTTCTCGGAAATACATTTTGATTTGAGCAAGTGTTTGTTTATTTTCAGCTACAATGATGAAACCAAGGTCAATCCGATTCTTCTTGACAGGATGTATCGCATTCATACAAACGGATACACTAAAAAGGACAAGACGCAAATTGCCCAAAAGTATTTGATTCCCAAGATTCAAACCGAGGTTGCATTCAAGCCGGACCAGATTATTATTCCAGATGAAACAATTGAATACATTGTAGAGCATCATACGAACAAGGAAGATGGTGTCAGGAATTTGAAGCGTTGTTTGGAGATTATTTACACCAAGTTGAATTTGTATCGTTTGATGAAGCCTGGGACGAAGTTGTTTGACAAGGACGCGACATCAATTGAGGTTTCGTTTCCGTTTACGGTTACAAACAGAGTTGTTGACATCATGATAAAGAAGGCAGAAACAAACTATCCGACATTCATGTATACGTAGAATATCGTAGAATATCGTAGAATATCGTAGAATATCGTAGAATATTTATAGACACACATTAAATCGTTAAAATCATTAAAATAGTTAAATAGTTAATTTAAATATTTTTAATTATTTTTTATTTTTTTTATGGAAGTGGTGCAACAATGGGACATCCATTTTCAACCGTACAGCTATAACTGTATGCAATTCCCCAATGTCCAGATTTTATAATAGTAACATTATTTATAATTTTTTCCGGTTCTGTTCGTAAAACCGATTTACCTTTTAATCGACCTAAATAACGCTCATACGAGCCGTGTTTCATGTCAACGCCTTTGCCTGCCGCAGACATGCTTCCGGGTTTCAATCTTGTGATAGATGTTCGGGTGGAATTACCGCGTGACGGCACATTTGTTTTTACAACACCTGGGACTGCACGGTCGCTCATTTGGTTCCAATTTAAGCCATACAATGAGTTGGTCGGATTTATTATTGGCGGAGTGTAAACATTAAGTGCCGACTTGTTCATCGTGTATTCAGAAGATGGAACTCTTACCGTGTTTTCAAGTACTTTAGATAAATAAGGGTCTTGTTTCGGAACAGTGTTAGGATAATGTGAATGATCTGGATATGGATTTCCGCATGCTCGACAACCTATAGGTTTTTCAGTTGACATTTGGTTTATTATTATTATATATTATTATATGATTACGTTATTATAATAATATGTGATTTATATTTTTTTAATTATTTTAATTCATTTATTTTTTCATTCAAACTACACAAGTGCCTCCACCGGGGCAATAGGGAAGGGGTATACCACCCCGTTGCCCACGTCTTTGAGTGCGTCCGCGTCTTTGAGTGCGTCCGCGTCTTTGAGTGCGTCCGCGTCCCCGACTGCACCGAGAAGTTTTTGAATTACTATGTTTTGCCATTTTATATATATTATATATTGCTAAATATAATAATTTTAATTAATTTAATTCATTTATTTCGTTCATTCGCTTTGGTTCATTTATTTAATTTGTAACTGTTTGCTAAATAATAAATAAAATAAATACATAGGTAACAAATGGAATTGAATTAATTTTTAGATGCACTCACTGATAATATCATCCATGAATCTATTTAATTTTGAATCGCCAATCAATTGACCCCTCCCCAATCTTTCCACCAATGGTTTTTAACTGGAAAACCGTCAAAAGGTACGGGATGGTTTCCTCCACGTTGCCCGCGCCTTTGAGTACGTCCACGTCTTTGAGTGCGTCCGCGTCCGCGTCCCCGACTGCACCGATAAGTTTTTCTATACTTAGCCATTTAATAATATTTATTTATATATTACTTAAATATTAAATATAATAATATAAAAAAAAATAATTATTAAAATTCGGTAGGACCCATTGTTCGATTGCCTCCGCGCTGGTTAAGATAGGTCACCTGAGCTTGACTCAAGCAAGCGCACCCCATGCTATCAGAATATGTAGAAGGGCAGCACTCTGGTTTGAATTTATTATCAGCAAAAAAGAACAATTCGCCTTCAGGCAAAGGAACCGGTGTTCCGACATTATCCTTATAAGTATTTAATCTATTTTCATTTCCCACTCCGGCTGCATAACGTTTTGCCGTATTAACCCACCCCATTGTATATGAGTTGTCAATGTGCAGGTCGTTATTATTTAAATTTGTAAATCCTTCCTTTTTTTTGGATGTCATTCCTTCAACCAGGCTATATTGAAAACAATCACAAAACATTACCAAACCCATAATCATACCAATTATAACGCATGCAATTATAACTTCAATTCGAACTTCGTACCCAAATATTTTGATTTCCATTTATATATATTATTTATTTACTTTATACATATGTTGAAGATAAAAATAATTAAATAAATATAGTGTTGTTATTTATTTAATTATAATTCCTAAAATAAATAAAATAAAATAAATCAACCGGGAACGCTTGGAATACTCTTTGACGAATGCACGTTGAGTATTTGATTTGAAAACCCGATAAGATATCCCATTGGGATTGCAATTGCAACAAAAAATACAATTCCAGCAACTGCCAATATGTCTCCTACAATCGGTATAAAAAATAATAATATAATTGCTGCAGCCATTGCAATTAATATAATAATTACGATTTCAAGTATCGACCCAATGAGACTTTTTATTGCTAAATATACTCCCAATAAAGTGTATATTACTGCCGTTAAAATACCATTTGATTTTCCGACCATGGATTTTATGGTAACTATTGTCTCGATTAAAGGCGTCATTAAGTTTAATATTCTGGACATAATATCTGATGTAATTTCTGATATGGAGTTGCGTATATTATTAACTAGTTCGCGCATATCATTTATAACTTTGGATATTTCACCGACAGTTGCAGTTATAATGCTAACTGTATAATGAACGGGTATAAGTGCAATTTCCGATATGTCTGTCAGTATATTTTGAGTGCATTCTACAAAATTTTTTTCAGCATATTCTATTTTGGACATATTTTGAGGTGCATTTATCATTCCGGCGAATGGCATAATATTTGGTTTACATTTTTGGTTAACCCAGTCTGCTCTTATTTTTGTTATATTTATTTTTATGTTAATGTATGTAACGAGTAGTATAAATGCAATGCATATTATTATTGAAAGAAATACATATTCGCCATATCTTTCTAAAAATGTTTGGTTATCATATATATTCATAATTTTATCTGTAAGGTTAAAATTGAATAAATTAGAATTCATTTTTATTAATTATTTTAATTTTTGAATGGGTTATTATTATTATTAATGTTGTTAATATTGTTATTATTGTTTATTATATATATTATACAAAATTATATTAGAATTATATTAGAATTTTGTATTAAAAATTGTAGTTTACATATAATATATGCACCTGTATATAGTTTGATTCATGAAAATTCTTAGTTTTGATGTAGGAATAAAAAACCTAGCATATTGTTTATTTTCAATAAATTGTTGCAATGATAATTTGTTGAAAATAATAAAATGGGATGTTATAAATTTATGTGAGTCTACATCTTCGTCATCTTCATTGTCGTCGACCTTGAGTAAAACAAAATATACATGTTCAATGTGTAAAAAAAATGCTTATTATTATTTAAATTCGAATACAACAACAACAACAACAACAACAACAACAACAACAACAAGTGAAAGTGAGGTCGATTCAACAAACTTTCCTGAATCCGTCATGTATTGTAAAAAACACGCAATCGACACAAAAATAGTTGTTGATGATGGTAAAAATAAATTAAAACAATCCACAAAATCAAAGCAAAAACAAAAGCAGCCTTGTTTGAGTTTAATAGTTCCTTCTAAATCTAAACAATCTAAACAACAAAATGCGTGTGACATTGATATGATTGTTTTGGGTAGAAATTTAAAAACTAAATTTGATTTGATTTTTAATGAATGTGTGTCATCAGAAAATGAATTATCCATCGATGCAGTTGTTATTGAAAATCAAATTGGACCATTGGCCGGAAGAATGAAGATGTTACAGGGAATGATTGCTCAATATTTTATTATGAAGAATGTTAAAAAAATAGAATTTATATCAGCTACAAATAAACTCAAATTGTTTAAAAATATAAAAAATAATGAAAATGAAAAAATAAGTGAAAATTCTTACAAGTTGAGAAAACAACAGGGACAGCATATATGCAAGTCGCTTGTATCGTTTTATCTATCTTTGCAATCGTGGAATCAAGAATTTGATAAGCATTCAAAAAAGGATGATTTAGCAGACTGTTTTCTCCAAGGATACTATTACATGTATAGCAACAGCATGTATCAAAAAATGTTCGCATTCAATTTGGATTTATTTATGCAAGGGGCCATGCTGTCCCCTTTGACCCATTGCCCATAATTTAAGGGAGGGGGAGGGGGCTTAGGTTTCCTTTAAAAATTAATAAAAAATTGCTTATTTTTGTTTTTTATTTTTTTTTTTATAGACATTATAGACATTATCTTTAGAGTTGGCTTTGGATGCGATGGATTGACTGGTGGTGGAATATTATTATATTTATATAGCTCTTTTACTTCATTATACATGTTGTATAATATAAATTTCTTTCTGATAAAATCATAATCACACTTATTAATATCGAAATTACACCACGGTCTATGACACCCAAATGATATTTCGCTAAATATTTCTTCAACGGAAAATAATGATGCTTCATCTAATTTTGGTTTATGAATCAAAACAGAATCGTAACATGAAAAATATATATCTTCGGGATATTTATTTTTACCCTGTTTTTCCATTATTTCTAACATTTTGCTTTTTTTTCGAAGGGATAACCCTCCATTTCCAACACACTCATTTTTGTCTTTACCATCAATGACATGATTCCATGGTGCCCCTACATAGTCATAATTTAAAAAATTATTTATTAAATGCTTATGTTTTTCAAAAATAATGGAATCTGTTTGAAATACAAGAAATGTTTCTGTTGGAATATAATTGTAAAATTTTTTACAGTATTTAAATAATTTATTGTAACCTTCAACTGTTAAATTATTCACATTTAAATTAATTAATCTAATGCGATGTTTATGAATACTTAACTTTTTGGTAATTATATTATTTATAAATTCTAAATTTAAATTTCCATGAAATATTATAAATGACCAATCCTCTGATAAGTTGTTTAAAAAATTTTCTAATACATATGGGAGTGCTTTGTGTTTTCTGGGTTCAACAATAACTGCTGTGTACAACATGGTTTGTATTATTTATGTATTAATTATATTAATATATTATTTTTGGATATATTATGTATTTTTAGTTATTGATTATACAACACAACAATGTATGATATAATATTATTTAATATGCGTATGACTTAGAAATAAATGTTATAATTAAAATAATATAATGGACCCAGAAATTATTGATTTAGGCTCTTTGGATATAGGAAGTGGAAGTGGAAGTGGTGGAAATGGAGGAAAAAGGTCTGCAAACTTTGGAGGTGGTCTTGAATTGTTAATGAATGATAAATTCAAATCGGGTAATAATGATAAATCGGGTTCAACCAATATAAATTTGGATGATATAACCAGTTTAGAAGATGACTTGCGCGAAATGGATTCATCCTCATCTTCAAGAAATATTAAGGAGCTGCGGTCTGATTTATT